AGGCTTAAACCATCCAGAAGAAGACTTTGTTCTAGATTCTATCCATTCATTTGATTCAATCTTATCAGCAGTTCCTTCCTGACCATTGATACTTCTGGCTTCAGAAAGAAGTGTTTGATACTTACCTAGCATCAAATCTCTAAGCTGGGATTGGCCTGTCAAATCCATAGCAATTTCACCTGCCAATGCCATTCCACAAGCTTGAATCAATAATGAATCAAATAACTGCAACGTATTGGTATCGGTATCATGATTCTGATTACCAGAATACATTTTAATGTATCTGACGTTTGCTGAATTAGCATCAGTTACTAGACACAACTGGTCCTGACTATTGTGAGTCACAATCTCAATTTTCCAAGGATAGTCATAATCCTCTTCTTCTTTAAGAGATAAGATTCTCAATGAGTCATCTGGTAACTGATACGCATTATTAAAACGATAGGCAGGAACAGTATTGATTTTAGTGAGCGTAGCTCTTTTCGTCATACAGTTCCAAGGATGCGCTCTTAAAACAGAATTAATTACATCTTTAAGCCTGTCTTTAGTCGCAAATGCCTGTGCTGTCTTGTCAGAGAAAGCGGAGATCGTTTTGTCGCCCAGATTATTCAGGGCTATATTTGCAATCTGAACAGCAACGTCAGTAGACATTATTTCTTAGCAGTTTTTTTAGGTTTAACTTCAACTTCAGGCTTCTTATCGGACCAACCTAGTTTTGTTAGTTCTCGCCATTCAGAAGAACCTCTAGTGACTTCTCTTTCGTCACCATCTTTAGCATAAAGAGTAATTCTCATATTATTTTTTTGGGAAAGGGGGCCGAAGCCCCCAATTGATCAATCTATGGTATAGACCAAGTATCCAGCAAGATCATCGCCTGAAACAATAGCGGTGTCCGTTGAGGATGCTGTAATAACTACACCTGATTGTGTTTCAAACAACTTGGTTCCACCAGTTGCTTTCAAAGGCGCACCTGTATCTGCGGATGCTCCTTCTAGGCTGAAATAACCAACAGTATCTACAGAGATTCCGTTAATTAATCCATCTGGATCTGCGGAAACAGTTGCTCCTGTTAAGTCCTGATAGGCTTCCCAACCTAAATCAATTTTCGCACTTGAAGTGGTCCAATTGACATAAGCTCGGCTAAGTCCCATAAAAATACGGACTTTACCAGCAGGAAGCTTTCCTAACTTAACTATAGAAGTTGCATCTCCAGCACCATCTTGATCGTGCGAGAAATACATAATTCGCATCCTTCCATGATGATCAGCAGGATCATTCATGACCGAAGGAACAGCAACAGTATTCGCATGTTGCGTACTGTTTTGAGTTGTAACTGTCATATTAATCTCCTTTCAAACGATTAAGATTTATCCACGGGCGCATCTTGGCATTGGATTTCTACAACTCGTTCTTCTTCAAGACGGGTAGCACCCAAAGTCATGCGGTAGTAGATGTATTGGCTGAATCGTTTGTCAGGTCTTTCAGAGATCCTAGCTACAATGTCTTCCCAAACACAAAGGCCAATGCCTCTGCGGTGAAAAGCATAACAATAATGATTGTCTTCTGCTGTAACTTGAGGAACTTCTGAAGATCCTGAATAGGACTCAGTACCAGAAGTGGTTGGAATCTTCTCAGTACGGATAATATTGAATCCCATGTACTGATTAAGATCACCAGCAACCAAAGCTCTGATCTGATTGTAATCTGCGCTATTAACTTTTGTTGAAGTCAACAGATAAGCCAATTGAGCAGAGTTCACAACTAAGAACAAGTTGCTGTTACCATTTACATCATAATCGTCAGCTTCATTAGCACCTAAAAGCTTACGAGCATGAATCAGTTTACCAACAGTCAATGGCTGTGCGTTTCCGACAGTTTCTCCATCAACTGCATAAGTGTTTGTCGCAGAAGTAATCTTCTGTGCTGAAGGAAGTGCAATTGAAGAACTGGAGTCGCTTCCTGAAGAAGCAGAATCTCCTGTTGATCCGTATGCAGATCCTTTTAAAGCACCGATGATTTCTTCATCCATCGCTCTTCCCATTGCCATGGCTGCGTTTGCACTATATGCAGAAGCAGGGTCAATAAGAAGACGAAGTTTATCCGGGTTGTCAATCATGTCACCCCAATCATAGTCTACAGGTGTAACCCTGCGCCTATCGTGAGGTGTACTGATTAATGGAGAGTCAGCATGTCGAGTCGTGACCTTTTGTGGAGCAGTCGCACTAATGCGATCCATAAAGACCTCTTCACCGACCTTGCCTGTCTCCAGAGTAACAGCATTACGCATACGACTTCCCATCTGTTGAACGAGAAGTTGAACATTTGCGGAATACTGCTTAACAAATGCCGTTGTTATCTGAGTAGACATATTCCGATCCTGAAAAAAGTTTAAATTATATTAAGGACGGATTATCCAATGAAGGGTCCATCAGCCCATGAAACCGTGTAATTTGGTTATCTCCTGAACTGCTTGTGCATGATTAGGATGGTAGCCATCTAAATATGCATTTCGGAATTCTGGATCAGCCATTTTACTATTAAAAGTTTCTTGAGCTTGAGCAGGGTTCATACCCCCAAGAACAGGAGTGCTGGAACCGGGAAGAACTGAATCTTCCTGTAACAACTCACCTATTCTGCTAAATACCTTCAGGATTTCTGGGTGATTACCCAATCCTGTTTGCTCCATGATCTCTACTGCTTCTGGAGTAGCAAAGTTCATGAATGCTCGTCTGGCTAGTTCCACGTTTTTATCGAATGAACCTCCCCATTCTTTTTGAAGGGCTTGAGTGTTTTCGACTTCAAACTGTTCAAATGCACTTTGTTCCTGCTCTTGCTGTCCAGCAATTGCATTTACATAGGCATCGAATAGAACATTAGCCTGATCGTTGTTTAAACCAATTTGATGAGCTAATTGCCTAAAGTCTTCTGTAGATTCAGGAGCATATTCACCCATGTCATAATTTTCATGGGTTTCAGGTCGTCCTAAAGCATTATAGACTTCATCCATTGGTTCTCCTGCTTGTGGCAACCGAAGTAGCTGTTCAGCAGGAACTCCCATCTTTTTTACAAGATGAGTATAAGATTTAGCCAACTTGTCTACGGAATCAAAATTCTGTAGGGAAGGCTCTTCAGCTAATCCGTCAGGTAAATACTGCGGATTAAAACTAAGGTCTGGTGGTGTATTTAATTCTCCACCACTAATAATAGAAGACGGACTTACGGCTTCTGATCCATATCCACCATCAACTGGTGCTGATTCAGAAGTTGTCGAAGTCGCTACTGCTTCCTCGCTCATAGCTATCCTTTAACCTTGCTTGTATTTTGTTAATATCTAAGGATACGTAATTCAATATAGCTAATATTACTGATCTACGACCCTCGTTAAAAGCAGATTCATGCGAATCTCCTGTCTGTGTACTGGTAAAAAAGTAATTTGACTTCATTAAATCGTCAAGGACTTCTTGACCAGCCTCAGTTGAAAAAACTTCTTTATACGTAGCTCTTCTACGTTTTTCCTTATTATTAAGCACCTGCTATTGTAGCTGAAGCTTGCGCTCGTTTTGCTTCTGCGCTTGCTGAAGTTTCATCGATTCCTGCCACAATTTGACCTTGTTGCAGTTGTGCCATCATCATTTCTTGTTGTTGCCGTGCTTCCATTTCAGCATTGAATTGTGCCTCATCTTTAATTACTGATGGTGGTGTTCTCAGGATCTCAGCCCCAAGTTCGGCAACTCTAGCAATATCAAGTCTCTGCATCACAGTAGGATCTATCTGTGCCATTGGTGCTAAGAACTGAATCAGTTGGGATATGCTGTTTAGTTCATAGCCACGCATGGAAATAGAAATCGGATTTCTGTATTCAATCTTAAACTCCTTCTGTTGGAGTACGACTTCTGGAGGTGGAGGTAGCATATTGTTCTGCATCATGATATTGACTGTTCTTTCAATCATTGGTCCTAGCAATTCAATTTCTTGCCTAGACACAAGAGGACCAAGAATCTGCATTCTGTCTCTTTGTCTTGCCTGAATTTCTGTTGCTGTAAACCTCAAAACATCACCATCTTGTGCAGTAGGTCCGGGCAATTCCATCATGTCTAGATAGAATGCTTTTTCAATAGAATCACGGACCTGTGCCATCTTGTTCTCCGCATAATCCAATCTCTGCATTGCAGGTAAAGGGAATATGCGTTCATCCTTGCTGAGTCCAGTTCGATAGTAGTTTAATCCTCCGGGCGTTGTCCTTACAGGGTTTATGAACCCATCATCAGGAACCATTAGCGGAGGATCTACCATTTTCTGTAATGCTTTAAGATAGGTCTTTTCCATCTCATTAAGCATTTTCACATCAGCAAGTGCTTCACCTCCCGGACCTCTTCCATAAGTTTCCAAGGAGTTTCTTTCCCACCTACTACAAATAAATGGGAATTCATTAAAACCACCAACACTAAGGATCTCCTTTTCATCTGGCATAAAATATATGCTAGTCCATGGAAATCTATTCTGTGGTGCTTCTTTAAACGTATGACTAGGCTTGACTACATGACAGCAGGCAAACTTGTCATAAATTGCATTTCTTTCTCTAGCTTTCAAAACCTTTTCAGGGACTTGATCGCCCCAAGTTTCAAAAAGCTCTTTTGCCGTATGTTCGTAGACACGATAGATCGTATCAACTCTCCCAAGTTCGTTTTTTGCTAGGTAGCAATCATACAATGGGAAAGTCATATAATGCGGTCCTTCTGCTGGAACATCTTTGATATACATAACTCCAGTACCAAAGGCTCCAAGGTCTAGAAGGTATTCGTGCATACTAGGATGAAAGTTATTATGAGGTCGATTGAATGCTTCAATGACCAACCTCGTAACTTCTTCCAGCCACAACTGGACATCCTTATCTTGTGCAAGGATTGAATTCTTTAAAGTGATTTCAAACCAATGCTGAGAAGATGGAGTAAGCAGATTATGCATCCCAGAACTAAATCTGGTTAATGCACGTAATGGTGTAGAGTCAAAGATTTTCTCTCTTTTTTTCTCACCAACAGAACGTAAGGCAACAAAATCCCCCCTATTAGGAGACATCAAGTCACCTATGTTCTGCCATTGTTCTTCCCAATTCCTTCTGGCTTCTTTAAGAGAAGACAGTTCCTTGTTTAAGGAAGTAAATAAGGATGATTGTTCGTTGTCCATTACCCTTTAGTTAAATAGGTCTGCCTACGTCCCATTCCTGCTCTTTTAGCCTGTAGCTTAGAAGCTCCAAGTCTTTGCAGTCCACCGAAAGCTGGCCCCATTGCGCCTCCACCAGCAGAAGCAGATGCTCCACCACCACCTCCACCTCTTGAGCCACCACCTAATAAACCAAGAGCCATTTGACCAACTCCGTGAGCAACATTGCCTACTTGTTTAATATTGTGGCTGATGCCTTCGTTAATGGCTCCCATATTGGCAGACATTGCACGACCAAAAGCGGATTCTGAACCAAGGTTTCTGTCCATAGCTCCATGAAGTGCTTGACCAGCAGGATCGACTATATTTTGTACGCCTTGACCTACTTGGTTAATGCCTCCACCAATGCCACTTACGGCACTTGATATTCCTTCTGTAACACCTTGTCCTACTTGCCCTAATCCACCAGCAATAGGGTCCATTCCGCCTGAAACTGCTGAAGCTACAGGATCAACAACCTTTGTTACGGCTTTAGCTCCTTCGTCAAGTGGCTTTGTAACTGCTTTTACGGCTTGAGTAATAGGATTTCCTCCTCCACCACCACCAAAACAGATGTTTTTTGATTTAGGGAATTGCTCACAATCCCAAGGTCTTAGTTGTTCTAAGAGTTCAATATGTTCCATGTCATCCTACTGCTGATATTGGTTTAAAAGATTCACTATGGTTATTAGGTTTTCCATAGAAATCGTATTCATGATCCATAGATCCGAATGCGTGGTCAACTCTTTTCTTGTCTACACCAACTGAAGCATAACGTAAAGACATAACTGCATATCTGGTTGCAGACATAATATCATCACGTTCTTTTATGATTTTTCCGTCTTTTCTGTGGTACATTCTGAGTTCCGCAAACCAATCCCCCAAGTGGTCAAATACCTTAAGCCTGCCTGACTGCATTCTTTGGAGCATTTCCATAATTCCCGGCTCCACGCTATTACCACCATCGGGGTTAGTGAAATGACTACCAAGCATGTTAACACCGAGCTTGCGGTAAAGCTTAGAAAGCGGTTCACCAGATCCTTTGTCGTGTTGCATACCATCATGAGGCCAGACACAAGGAATCTTTTCCCCTCTCGTTTTAATAGCATGAGCGTGTGTAACAGGAGTTTCAGCGCGTACAGAATACACATCGTAGACGTATGCAGTATCAGAATCACGGTCCCAAGCAACCCAAACACAAGCAAAGGGATGATCCCAACCAAAGTCGATAGCACAGATTTTCGGCCAGAATTTGGGAAGTGGAAATGAAGGAACCTTAATACTGTCTTCGTCAATCGGGAATACCAATCCTGAACCAAGAACAGGAATCCCCTTTGATCGCATATTTCTTTCATGCGGAGGAAGTGCTGATAATATTTCTTGTTTCGCTTCTTCATCTAAGTGTGGCGCATCATCCCAAGATGCGTGATAAAGTTGCTGACCCGGTTTTAGGTCGTTCATAAATTGGGCGACTACATTGGTCATGCCTTTTTCGGGCGTAAAGGTCATGAATATCAATCCTCTGGTTTTTAAGGTCGCACGTAGTCCCTGCGAATAGATGTCTTGGGGTGGTTCCTCGTCTAGCCATACAATATCTACGGCTTTACCCATCCATTGTTCTTTTCCTTGTTCATAAGACTTGAACCAGAGTTTAGAATTCCTCCCTGATTTATGGCGTACAGTAATGGCACTTATGGCATTAGGAATTCCGGGCATCCTGTCTGTTTGTATAATTCGGTCTTTGGGAATCATTCCTCTTCCCCAATCTTCAGGATCTCCGGGTTCTCCTAATAGTTCTGCCTGTACGATGTCTCTTGTATTAGCAGTTGTATTTCCAGCAACCCATGCTTTGATGGGTCTGTCAAATTTATGTCCTTCCCAGCTTTCAGGATATTCTCCTAATAGGTGCATAGCGACTTCACAAGCACCGCAATAGGTTTTACCGACCTTATTTGCGGCCATGAGCAGTCTTTGACGAGCAAATTTGCCTGTCATGTCTCTGGCTTTATGAAAGTCCTTCTGGTAGCCGTAGGGTTCGTAAAAAAAGATTCGGTTGGTGGATTTCTGATTTTCTATCTTGGATAGAATGTCTACTGTTTTTTCTAGGGTCATAGGAGTTTGATATGATCGTTAATTCCTAGTTTCCCACCAGTAAGATTCTTTGTAGGAGAAGACCCTCCTTTAGTTGGTCCACCTCCAGTTCTAATATTTGCTTCTTGCATAGCCTTTGACATCTTTTCCCAGATTGCAGTCCAAGAAGACTTAGAATGCTTGACTCCAGTTTGTTTTTCTAGTTTTTTCCTAGTTGCTTCTTCTCCCTCTGTCATTGCGGTACGCATGAGTTCTCTTTCATACTTAGATTCCGCAACATGGGAAGGATCAGTCATTTCTGCCTTTTTCAGCATTTGACCTTGCTTAGAAGGTGCTGTGGAAGGAGTTTGCGTGGTACTAGGATATTGTTGTTCTGGAGCTTTGACTAAATTCTTGGGGGCCTTTGAGGGGTCTAGACCTGCGGTTTTGGTGGTAGTTGCTTCTCTTTGTATTTGTTGCGCTCTTAGGTCACGGACACGTTGCATATCCGTAGTATCGATATTCTTAGCAGGTACAGTACCTTTTTTGAGGTCAACTCTTGTTGCTGGTCCTTTATATCCTGTGTTTCTTTCTGCAATTCCTCGCATCCTTTTGATTTCGGGATCATCTTGGATTTCTAAAGATTCGTTTTTTAGGGTATCAAGCCAGACACGGAATTGTTCGTTTCCTCTAGCACGTTTACCTTCTCCTTTATTGAGGCTGACGAAGTTGTTGGATGCCGTTCTCCATGCATTCTTAAACTGATCAGTTCGGCTATCCGCTTTTCTGGTAAAGCTTTCTCTTAATTCGTCTAAAACGGATTCTGCAAAATTAAAGGCTTCTTGGTAAGTTCGGAAGTTGCCTTGTCTCGATAGACGTACAGCAAGTTCCTGTGCTTTGATTTTCGTTTGCTTGATCTTAGCCATCAGTTGATATGGTGGCTGGATTCCTCGTCTTTAACTGTTGAAATTGCGATTTCTGGGATTTTGCTTTCTTCTTTCTTGGTTCTTCCGAGAA